CGCCAATCCGTTGAAGCCAGATTAGAAGAGAGCAGTCCCCATGGAAACGTCCAGTCCAAGACACACCGCACAAACTCGTGATCAGGTTCTGATTGCGCACGCTCAAAACCAGATCGCCCGCACTGCCTTGAGCCAAGACGATTTCGCCCAAGCGTTGAGCCGGGAGATCTGCCTACGAGTTCCGGCAGCGAAAGTTGTGCAGGTAAAGGTCCCGGACTTTGATGATCTGGCGCGCCTGAACGACGTTGGCGAATTTGTGAAGGCAACAGGCCGCTGGCTGAAGCGTGTGCAGCGCTGGCTGTCCGGTGATCAGGAAATGCCGTCGTGGTTGGAAGAGTCTTGGGTGAATGCCCTGGAGCCTGAGTATCGCGACCACTGCATCAACGAACTGGCCGGTCGCCACGGGCTTACTGGTGCCCGCCAGATGCAGAGCGACCAATGCGCCAATAAAAGCTTCGGAGCGCTGATCCGCGCACTGGGCGACGTGATCGATACCGGCAGCGAGGTCTTTGACGACCAGGTGATGTGCGAAGAGGACCTGCCGCACCTGCCGGCGTTCGCCAAGCAATGCCGTCAAGTTGAAGCAAGAGCAGGGGAGCTGGGCCGGAAAGCGGAGGCTCTGATCAACGGAAAGCCGGCACTGAGATCCATCGCCTGAATCCCGGGCACAAAAAAGCCGACGGAGAAGGTCGGCTGATTCGCAAAACTAGAGAGGCCCGATTATGCAGAGCCAACCCACCCCAAGCAATACCCCCAACAGTGTCGCGACACGTTTTTCGAATTCTGAAAACGTGTCGCGAGCTTTTATCTTTTCCGTTCACGTCAGGAACACCTGACATGCAGTTCACCGTCACGATCAATCAGGTAAAGGCGCTGGAGTGGGGGCTGAATTCTCAGCAGGCCCTGCTGTTTGCCTTTGTCTACGGCTGCCCGAGCTGGACCAAGCCGATCAAGACCGACGACGGGATCTTCTTCGCGTTGAGCAAGGCCAAGATCATTGAGGAGCTACCGCTACTCACTGACAAGCCAGACACCGCTTACCGCATGCTGAAGGCCCTGGAAGAGGCCGGTCTGATTGAGCTTTCCAGCACTTCGAACATCACGCTGTTCCGTCTGACCGAGAAAGCGATCGAGTGGAACCAGAAGCTGGACGGGTCGGAAAAATATCCGACCCCACCGAAGAACGAAGGTCGGAAAAAAATCCGTTCTACCTCGGAAAAAAATCCGAGCAAGGTCGGAGAAAAATCCGAGCCAGGGTCGGAAAAATCTCCGACAAATCAGGATACCAATCATCAGGATACCAATCAGGAAACCAGTCAGGACTTGCAGAGCGGCACCGGCAAGCCGGTCCGCAACTTGGTACTGGTGGTTGATCGCGTCGATGCTCCACGTGTTGAGATCCCCGCTGACATGCCGGGTCCCAAAGACCAGTCCTGCAAAACCTTCAAGGTCTGGGCGAACTACGCCATGGCCTACCGCAAGCGCTACAGCACTTGGCCGGTGTGGAACGCCAAGGTCGGCGGACAGCTCGGCCAACTGGTCGACCGGCTCGGCGCCGATGTTGCTCACCACGTCGCGGCTCACTACCTGAAAACCAGCGACGCCGGCGTCCTGCGAAAGTGCCACAGCCTCAACGAGCTGCTGGCCAACGCCGAGAGCTACCACACCCAGTGGGTGACCGGTCAACGCATCAACGGGACCACCGCCCGCCAGATGGAGCGCACCGAGGCAAACGTCTCCGCCGCCGAGCAGGCCGCGCAGATGGTCCTGGCCAAGCGGCAAGGGGGAGAGCGCAATGAGTACCTTTGAAATGAATGATCAGCAGGTTGCCGGGCTCGCGGCAGCGATCTGCGCTACCGCCGAGGCCATGGGTCAGGAAATGAACCCAGGCACCGCAGCGATGATGGCTGAAGACCTCTGCGCCTACTCGGTGCCGACCGTGAAGGCTGCGTTGAAGGCCTGCCGCTTCGAGGTGAAGGGCAAGCTGGCGATGGCCGACATTCTCCAACGGGTGCAGGCCGCCGACGGCCGTCCGGGCAAGGACGAAGCTTGGGCGATCGCAATGACCACGAACGACGAGTTCG